CGTCGAAGGCGTCAGTTGGTCCGCCGGTCGAATCCTCATGGTCGTTGTAACCGATGTCGAGCGGCGCGGCGGCGTCAGACTGGTAGGAGCCGCTGCCGTTCGAGCCCGTCGAGACCGACACGCCGTTGAGGTAGCCCGTCGTCGTGTTTCCCGCGCGCGTGAACGCGACGTGGTACAGAACACCTGGAACCAGTCCGCCGACCGTGCGCGAGGTGTCGAGCGAGTCGCGTCGAGCGGTGAGCGTGATCCCGTAAGTTCCCGCGCCGATGACGCTCGCCTTGACGCTCCAGCCAGCCAACCAATCGCCTTTCTGTGCGATGGTCATCTGCCCGGCAACGTCGTCCCGGATCAGCCAGAACGAAATCGAGAAGTTCGGGTTGATGTCGTTGACGAGCGGGCCGGCCGAAACCCGCAACAGATTCCTCGACGCCCTGACGAAGTTGTAGCCGAGGAAGGACACCGGCAGCGCCGCCGCCGATCCCTGGGGCCGCTGTCGCAGCCTCCGCAGCAGGTTTTCGAGGTTCCGCTTATCGTCGCCTCCGCTCACGCGATAGCGCGTGCGAAACGGGCCGATCTGGCGACCCTCGACGCGGCGGATCAGCAGTTCATCGTCGCTGAGCCCGTAGCGGTCGCAGCTAATTGAGACAACGGTGTCCGGTTTTAGGCCATCGCGCGTCGTCTCGAACGCGAACGTCCGCATCGGTCCCTTGTTCGCCGCGAGCGCCGCCGCCGCGATCTTGTCAACGACCGATTGCGTGATCCAACCTTGATCGCGCAGGCTCAGCGCGAAATCGCCGTAAGCCGAGCGGCTGGCGGAGTCGTTCGCCGTCGCGGTCAGAACGCGGCCCTCGCCGGTGACGCCGCCCTGCACGTTGACGATGTTCGCGGGCTGGGAGAAATCCTCGTCGAGTTCGAGGCGCTCGACATCGAACGTTGCGATGTCGTCTGGCAAATCGGTGTCCACTTGCCAGGCTGCCGCCGGCTTGTCCTGCTCCGCTCCCCAGTACAGCACGCCGTGGTCGAGCCGGCAGCGCGCGCCGGTCATGTCCTTCAGCGTGTCGAGGCACTGTTGCAGCGTGGCATCGGGGCCGAAGGCGACGGTGATGTTCGAGGTCGTCGATTCGACGGTCGTCGTATTCGCCGCGATGACCGCAGCGAGCCCGGACCGCGTGATGAGATCAAGCACGATGGCCTGATCGGTCGCCGCCGAGTAGGAGGCGGTGATGAGAGTCGGGTGGTGCGAGAATCGCCAGGACTCTTCGACACATTCGAGCACGATGCGCCGCTTCGGCGGGGCCATCTCCGAGGCGTCGTACCGCCGCCGAACGCAGAGCCCGGACCAAAGCGCAGCGCTGTCATCCACGCGCGCGTAGGGTGCGAGAACCGACATGGCGTTTTGCCACTGTGCGCCCCAAACGTAGACGCCGCTCGAACCGTCGCCCTCGTAGCTTCGAGGCGCTTCGATGACCGCGCCGCCGATGAGGTCTTCGTCCGGGTCTTCGTCGCCGATGAGCGAGCCTTCGATGATTGTGCCGACCTCCAGGACGTAGACGTGCAAGGCCGGCGTCGTCGAGCCCGAGCCCATCGGGATGACTCCCCACACGCGATGCCATCCATCGGCAAGGTTCTCGACGCTCCAGACGCCGCCCGCGCCGCCGGAGAACGTCAGCGTGCCCGCTACCAGGTCCACCTCGGCGACGCTCGACCCGTTCGCCCGCGTGATGACCTCGACGAGCGCATGTTCGCGCTCGGCAGCCTTCAAGTGAACGCTGACGACAGCGCTTTCGCCGTTGGCCGTCAGCGCCGCCGACTGCTGCACGCGGTGCTCGCTCGTCGCCGAGTTCTCGACTAGCTTGTCGGCCGTCGTCGTTCCGTCCGGCGCGGTCGCGTCGTCAGCGTCAACAGTGACGCCGGTCTTAGTCCAGACCGCATCCCCGAAGGCCTGCGTCCACAGCAGCGCGTTCGCCACGCCGATGACAACATCCGAGAGAATTGGGACATCGATGTCCGATTCTCGGTCGAGAATGACGAGCGTCGCCTGGCCGCGATCCTGTTCGTTCGACCATGAGGAACCCTCGGCGAGCACGCCTCGCCGCACGCCGCCGATGATGGCCTCGACCGCCGCCATTAGGCCAGCACCGCCTCATTCGCCGCCATGCGCGAGCCGACCGCGTTCGTCAGCGCCTGCCCGTCGAGCGAGACCGACAGGCTTGCCGAACGCATCTCTCGCAGGATATCGCCGAGCAGGTCAACCACGCGGTCTAGGGGAGAGCCGACGCGGTTCGGAAGGACCGAATCCTGAATGTCTACGAGGCGGCCGTGGATGTCCGGGAGCTTCAGCAGAAAATCCCGGTGCCCCCACAGTTGCGAAGAGAGTTCCTGCGTCCAGGAAATCAGACCGGAGTCTCCGATAATGCCGATCTGCGCGAATCGCGTGTTCTCTTCGATCAGCTTCAGCCGGTCGTTCATCCGCATGTTTTGAAACACGCCAATCACGTCCGTTACCGCGCTGACCGCCGAGGCGACAGCCGTGACCGTAGACGAGAGGCTGCTTGTGATCGCCGAGGCGATTTGTCCGCCGATGCCGCCAGCTTGGCCGGCGACCGTTCCCGCCGCGCCGCCAGCGCCTCCGCCGCCGAAGATGCTGCCGAAAATTCCGCCCAGCGTGCCGCCGAAACTCGTCAAATCGTCAGACATCCCAAGCAGCGCCCGAAGGCCGTTCATCGCCGCGTTGAGCCCATTCTCGACGAACTCGCGCGCAATTGTCGTACCCAGGTTTTTGAAGACCGCAACGGCCTTCTGCCCGAAAGAACCCTCGCCGATGAGAGTGTCCACAAGCGCCTTCCCGAGATCGGTCACGGCGGTCGAGACGGCCACAAGCGAGCGACCGCCGGAACTCGTCGCCGGCTTCGCCAGCTCGCCCGCCTCGAAGCCGATCTTCGAGAGAGCGCCGGCGGACGCTAGCAACTCCACGTTCGCGTCGATGCTGGCCTGCGTCATCGTGGCCATGACGCCGGACATCGCCATCGCTTGCGCGGCGGCGTCAACGTGGGCGGCCGACATTTCGGACAAAACGATCCGAACATCCTCAATAGCAGACGAGTACGAGTCGAGTTGGCCCGAAGTCGTATCGGCCGCCTGTCCCAAGCCTTGGATGTTCTGACCGGCTGCAAGCGTCGGCTGCGCAATGTTCTGCATCGCGGTCGTCGCGCGCTCAAGCGCCGCCCGCTTCTCGTCGATTCGGATCGGCGACTCATTGACCCGCAGATTGAAGAGCGCGACGCCCATCTCGGCGGCCCGCGCCTCGTCGTCGAGCGACGCCCAAGACTTCGCGGCCTTCTCCGCAGCGCGGTCAGCTTCTTCGAGCGCGCGCTTCGCGTCCTTCGTTTCGTTCGTCGTCGTCCGCGTCGCCTTGCCCGCGCCCTCGACCTTCTGAGCGAGTTGCGCCGACTGCTTGGTGGCGGCGTCCGCCGCCTTCGCCATCGCGTCGAGGTCGGCGCGCGCCTTGTCGGTCGCCGCCGCCATCATCGTCTTTTCCGCGCGGACCTCCTGCCCTTTCGCTCGCAAGGCTTCAAGCCCGCTCGTCGCCGCGCGCATCGCCTCCGAGAGACCGCCAGAGCCGAGGGCGGTCGCCACGCGGATGATGACCGGCGCCCACTCGTCGAACAGGCTCTTGATCTTCGACAGGATCGGATTCCCGGCGACCACGGCCGCCAGCGCATCCTTCATTTCGGACGAGAATGTCCCTAATTGCGAGATCAAGCTCGCCAGCGCCTCGCCGGCGAAGCCGCGCGTCTCGACGATCATCGCGCCAACCGCTTCCGCCCACGGCATAAGCGCCGCGCCGATCTGCTCGCGAAGTTCGGTCGCCAACGCGCCCGCGCCATCAACGACAAGGCCGATCTCGTCGAAGAACGGCTGCAACGCTTGCTCGTTCGCCTCGCCGATTCCACGCGACCACGCCTGAATTTCCGAGTGCCAGTCGGCGAACGAACTGATCGCGCCGGCGACGCCCTGCACCATCGACGCGATACCGCCGACGAACATGGCGATCTTTTCGTTCGTGCCGAGCAAATCGCCAATCGCGATGAAGAGCGCTTCGGTCGCCGACGAGAGCGTGACCATCGCGCCTTTCGCTCCCGATCCCATGGTCTCCGCCATCTGCCGCGCCGCGCCGTCGGCGCTCGAAAGCGAGGCGGCGAGGTCATCATAACTGGACAGCGAAGACGAGAGGATGAGCGCGACGGTCGCCGAGCGGTCACCGAAGATTTTGAACGCCGAATCAGCGTCGAGTCCGGCGTCCGACAGATCGCGCACGACGTCGATGAACGGGCGCATCGAACCGTCGGCGTTTCGCAGGTTCACGCCGAGCGCCGCGATTGCTTCCGCCGAGTCCTTCGACGGGTTGACGAGATCGGACATCATCGCGCGCAGCCCAGTGCCCGCGCGCGTCGCCTGAATGCCCGAATCGCCGAGAACGCCGATCATCGCGGCCGTGTCGGAAACGCTCAGCCCGAGCGCCGCCGCGACCGGGCCGACGAACGAAAGCGCCTGCCCAAGCTGAGAGACGCTAGTGTTCGCCGACGCCGCGCCGAGCGCAAGAATGTCGGCAAGGCGACCGGTTTCGGCTGCCTCCATGCCAAATTGGCCGAGGATGTTCGAGGTGATGTCCGCCGCCTCGCCGAGCGCCATTCCAGACGCCGCCGCAAGGTCGAGCAGCGCTGGCATCGCGGCGATGACTTCATTCGTGTCGAAGCCCGCCATGGCCAGGAAGGCCATACCCTCGGCCGCCTCGGACGCCGAGAATTTCGTGGACGAGCCCAGCTTGATCGCCGTCTCTCGCAGCCGCCCGAAATCCTCATCCGTCGCCCGGCTGATCGCGGCGACCCGATTCATTGAGGTTTCAAAGTCGGCGCTCACGGACGCCGCCTGAGCGATGCCAGCGACAACGCCGCCAATCGCCGCGACGCTCGCACTAACGCCAGCCGCGACGAGCGCGCCCGAACTCGTCGCCATCGAACCGAGCTTTGCGAGCGACACGCCGCCAATGGCGATTTGGCTGTCGAGCCCCTGAAGCGCGCCAGTCGCGCTGTTCGTCTCCGAGACGAACTGCGCGCCGTCGAGAGTCAGCTTGACCAGGAGATCGTCGACCGGTTGACTCATCGGACCGCCCTACGCAACGCCGCTTGCTGTTGGGCCAACGTCGTCTGCATCTTGAGGTTGAGGCCCGGATCGACTCCGGGCCTCCCTGCCGAAATTCCTAACGCCTCCGCGCGCTCGTCGGCGCGGTCGGCAAAGTAGGCGAGCCAGCCCTCGAACTCGTCTACCGGCATCGCGAGCACCTCTCGAACGCCGCATCCGATGGTTTCGGCGATCAGGTACGCCGCTTTGAGGCCTTCGCCGAGACGGCTTTTTTTTTGCCGTCGCCAGCAGATTCGGTGAATCGGACGTTGATGTCCGAAACGGCGCTGACAAGCGCCACGGCGACCGGCAGCGGCAACGAGCAGTAGACCTCGTAGCCCGCCTTGTCCGGCGAGAAGAGCGGTTCGCGATCCTCGGCGTCGAACGCGCTGATCGCCACCTGGACGAACGTCTGATAGGCCGGCGAGTTGTCGGACAGGTCGGCGCGAAGGTGATCGCCGATTGCCGGAATGCGGACAAGGACCTTCCCGACGCCGTCGATCTCGACGACCTTCTCGGTGCGCTTCGCAAGCGCGACTAGGTTGGCTTTCGCGGCTCCCATGCTACGAAGTCGCCCTCGTCAGCGAACCCGACGGCGCGAAGTTGATCGGCGTGCGCGACTGCGAGCCGTGGCTGCCGCTGATCGGGTTGTAGCCGGTGATCACGGCCGATCCGGTGTAGTTCGGGTTGTTCACGCCGACCGAGGAGTTTTTGTCCGGCCGCACGATGATCGTTACCGGAGCTAGCGCGTTCGCCAACGGCCACATGATCGCGTCGAGGCCCGTCGCGGCCGTGTAATCGTTGATCGCCTGGACGGTGAGAGACCAATTTTTGCGCGTCGCCACGACAACGGCCGTGTCATCGCCCATCGTCGCCGCCGCGTCCGTCTCCGCGCTGAAGTTGAGTTCGACGGACTCGACGAAATCGGAGATGTCGGTTCCGCCGACCGAAACGAAAGCTCTGTTGAGCACCATGGTGTAGCCTCCTAGGCAATCGCCAGCATTACCGCGATGTCGATGTTCTCGCCGTCGTTGACGGTGACGACGACCCGCAACCACTCATCCGTGATCGGCCCGGCCGCACTCGCCAGGACGCCGCCGACGGCGGTGATATTGCCGAAGTCGATTTGTTCGTTCGGATCCGCGAAATTGTCGTCTTCGTCCGACTCGACAACCACGTCGACATCAATGTCGCTTCCGCCGGTGACGAACAACGCGGCGTACAGGCGTTGATTGGCGGTCACCTGGCCAAGCTCGAAGCCGTCGATGTCGAAGGTCGAGCCGACGCCCGTGCGGTTGACCGCTACGATGCCCCGAAACATCGGATTGCGCGCGGCAACTCCAGCAACGGTGATTCCCGCGTTGTCTCCGTGCGAACCGCTGATGTTGCGCGCGCTGACGATCATGCGCCCGAAATACGCCGTCTCGCCCTCGCTGCCGTTCTCGCAGGCGACCGCGTAGACGCGCGGCTGGCCGACCGAATTGAACAGCGCAAGCTCTCGCGCGGCGTCGGTCGTCGCATCCCAGAAGCCGCTCAGATTCAGCGCGCCCGTCTTGCGCGTCGCAATGACCCGCGCCGTGTCGTCGCCGAGGCGCGCGTCATCGGCGGTCTCTGCTCCGGCTTCCAGCGAGAGCGTGTTGATCTTGGTATCGAGTCGAATCGACCCAAGCCAGATTTTCTGATCGCGGATGACCGTCATAGCTAGCTCGGGTCGAACGCCACGCGGAAGTCCGCAGACATTCGGTACAGCCCCGCCTCCGCATCGAACAGATCAGGGTTCATCGTGAGCAGCTTGACCATCTTGAGGGTGTTGCTATCCCATCCGTCGAGGTCGGCGACGATGGCGTCTAGCAGCGCCTCGGCGTCGGTGACGAGCCCGCTCCACGCGCTCACCTGATAGGTCGCGAATAGCGGCTTGGCGCGGCGGCCCATCGTGTGCGGGCCGTCGCCGGACAGGCGAACGATAGTCGCTAGCGGCATCGCCTGATCTTGCGGGAACGGCTCGTAGAACACGCGGCCGCCGGTCAGCGCGTGCGTCGCCGACGGCGCGGTCGCAAGCCGCCCGAACAACTCGGCGCGCACCTCATCAAGAGACGGCATCTTGACCTTCCCCGCTCGGCGGCTCCGACGGCGCGCGCATGGTGCGGATCAGCGTCTTGATCGCCTCCGTCATTGCGGTGATCGCGGCCGCTCGAACCGACAGGCTCCGTGCCGAGCCCCGCAGATAGGCGCGCGGCGGAATGCGGCGAGTGCCGAACTCCATGAACTTCGCGTAGGGCACGGCCTTCGTGTTGCCGAAGACCGCCACCGCGCGCCCGCTCGTCGCCTCGACGACGCGGCTCTGGATATTCCGACGAAGTTGTCCGGTATTGAACGGCGCCGTGCGCTTCGCCTCGTTGACGAACGGCGCGACGCCGACCGCGAGGCCAGAGCGCACGATCTTCGCGGAGTCCAAACGGTCCCGCAGACGCCGCGCCACGTCCGCCGCGTTCGACTGCATCCCGGCGCCCATCAGACCGACCTCCGCTCGACGATCAATTGCGTCATCGGCGCGAGGCTGGGCCGCGAGACGTTCAGGATGTCGTAGTGGATGTCCACGTCTTCCTCGACAATCTCGGAGCCGCTGATCGCTGTTCCGATGATCGCGCCGCCGATCAGCCCGTAGTCGAGCAGCGCGCCGTTCGCCAGCCTGACGCCGCGCGTAACGAGCCGATGCGAGCCCGGCATGATCGACGGGTAGTAGCCTTCGATCAGCACGCGTAGCGTCTTGTACGAGATCGTGAACGACGCCCCGCGCATCTCGATTTTGCGCTCTGGCGCGAGGTGGATCCGCAGGCCGGGGAGATGGTCAATCCACGTCTCGCCCTGCGGCGGAGTCACCACCCTCGCCTGAATCCGACATTCCGATCCGAAATAAGCGCCGAAGGGGAACGCCTCGGCGAAGTTCGGCGGAAACAACTCGGCGGTCCGCATTACCAGACCTCCGTTGGCGTCGAGGCGGGCAAATGCGCGATCGCAAACGCCGCATCACCGCTCGCTTCCTGCTCACGCAGCATGGCGGCCTTCTTCAGCAGAAGCTCGCCGACAGCGCGTCCGTCAACGCTGATGTCCTGGACCTTCATCACCTTCAAGGTCATCGCGTGATCGCTCGCGATCGTCTCAAGCGCAAGCGCCGCAGCCTTGCGAATCGAGCCGCCTTCGAGCGACAGGAACGCGCCAATCTCAGCGTCGTCGAAAATCGCCTGCTCAACCTTCGCGTCCGGGATCAACAGACGCACTTGTCCGATTTTCGTCGCGAGGTTATACGTCGTCGGCATGGCGTAGGTCCTCGCGTAGGCCGCGCAATTCGCGCAGCAGCAGGGCGAGCAGATCGCCCGTCGAGTTGCTCGTCTCGGGAATCCGCAACGGCGGCAAGCCCGCGCGCGCCTCGGCGCGCGCCGGAGCGATGAGCGCCTCGGCGCCCGCGCTTCCGTTCTCGACCGGCTTCCTGACGTAGCGGCGTTTCATTTGAGAGTCGGGTATCCGATTGTCCGAATTGTTGGCCGGGCGGGCGCCCATGACTACACCCGCCCGGCCTCACTGGGCCGCTACTAGCTGCCCGAGCCGTTCGACCCGTAGGAGTAGACCCCCTGCGTGTCAACGAATTTCGCCGCCAGCGTGTGCCGCACCTGCCACGAAAACGACATCGAATTGAAGGTTCCTTCGAGTTCGTTGAGCGACCCGCCGCCGACGGGCCGCATGTCCTGGGCCTTCGCGAAAATGCGCGGCTGCTCGAAGCCACGCAGAAAGGCCATTTCGACGGCCGAGCGGCCAACCGCCGGACGCCCGAATAGGAACCAGGTCGTCGCCCGGTTCGTTCCCGCGATCAGTTCGATCCACGGGTTGACCACGATGGTCATCAGCGCGTCCCGCATCCACGGCGGCGTTGTGTAGTTCGAGCCGGGCGTCGAGCCGCTCGTGTTCATGACCTGCACAAGCGTCGCCGCCTGAAGCTCCTGCGCTCGGATCGCGAGCGAGGGCGGCACCATGAGCACTGGCGCCTGCGTCATGATCGGCACGCCCGAAGCCGGGTCGGTCTTCTTGAGCATGATGCCGATTGCCGTGCGCAGACCGGCGATTTCGAGCGGCGGGTTGCCGGTGATCGCGGTAATGCCCGTCGCCGGTCCGGCAGAGCCGAGAATCTCGGCAGTGAACAGCCGATCTTCGGTCGCCCGCGCGGCGGTGGCGAGGTCGTCGGGAAGTTGCGTGAACTGCCCCACGTCGTCATTGATGAGCGTCGGACCGCCGATCTTGATGCCCGCGCCGTAGTTCGCGAGGGCGTACTCGACCGGCGAGCGGTCCGAGATGTTCCGGGCCGGGATGTCCTCGAAGAGTTCGCCGGCGGCGGACAGCGGGCCGTTGACGCTGAAAGGCGCAAACGACTTGACGCTTCGGTAGTCGTTGACCGAGCGACGCAGCGCGACGCTCTGCCAGACGCCCGTCAGAGCGTCGTACTTGGCGCGCAATTCGCGGCCCAAGGTGTCGCCGAGCAACAGCGGGTAATCGCTGATCGTGGCCGCTTCCTTGATGAACTGATGCTGCGCGAGCCGGTCGCCGGCGGCGGCGCGGCGGTGCAGCGCGGCAACGCGCGCGGCTTCCTTGAGCCACTTCGCGTCCGAGTAGCCGCCGACCATTCGCATGTCCTTCGGGTTGGCCGATTCGACGGCCTGGAACGTGTTCGGCATGATGATGTCTCCTTCTACGTCAGCCGATTACTTTCCGGCGACGGCATTGCCGATGATGACGGGAATGGTCGTCGTCGCGCCGCTGGCGACGGCCGCCAGCGCGCGGCCGATGAATTGACCGGCCGGGTTCGCGTTGTAAACGCTGCTGTTTTTGTAGAGCGCGTCCCCAACGGCGATGGCCGCGTTGCCGTCGCCGTCTTCGCCCTTGACGGCGAGGTTGTAGACGCTCGCCTCAAAGCCGATGTCCACTTCCACGGTGCCGTCGGCCTGCGTGTCGTTGAGCGCAATTCCGCCGATTTGGTCGCCGATGGAGACCGGCGAACCGGAGGTAATGTCCGCCATGGTGACGCGCAGAACGCGCGTCTGGAGCCGATTCAGATTCAGTGCCATGTTCGTCGTCTCCCGTTAGCTGGCGGAAACGCCAACCATTTTCGCGGCCATTTCCGGCGAGTAGCCGGCCTCGACGTACAGCTTGGCGGCTTCCTTGAGAATGGCCGCCTCGTCGTCGCCGTCGCCCTTGGCGCCGCCGAACGAAGCGACGCTGCCATTGCCGGCCACGCTCGCGATGTACTCGGCTTCGCGCTTGACCGCCGCCTCGGCGACGACCGCGAGGCGTTCGTGATCGATCAGTCCATCGGCCGTGCGCGGGGCGTTCGCGGCGACGGCCTCGACGGCGCGCGCCTGAGCGGCTTCCGGCAGCGTGGACTTCGCGGCGACCGCACGGGCGGCCTCGCGTACCTCGTTCTCTTCCGCGCGCCGCGCGGCGGCCTCGGCCACCCTTCGCGCGTCCGCGCTGTCCTTCGCCAGGCCCGCGACCGCTTCGGTGAGCGGCTTGAGCGCCTCGGCGACGATGCTCCGAATTTCGGACTCGCTCATCTCGTATTCCTCCTTCTCACGCTTCGTCGCCGGGCCTCGGCCCGCCGCCTCGAAAGCCTCGACGATCCGGCCGCCAGCGCCCGGAACCGTCACAAAATCGACCGTATTGAACGGGCTCGCGAGCAGCTCCATGATCTGCCCGTCTCGCTCGCTGACCCGCGCGCGGACCGAAACGCCGATGTACTCGCCGAAGTCTTCGGCGATCTTCGCCATGCGCTCGTTGACCTTCGCGCGGGCGTACAGCCCAGGGCCGCGCGGGCCGTTGTCCATCCACTGCGCAGCGGTCTCCAGCACGCCGGCAAGCGTGTTGAGATCGCGCTCGGGGCGGTCGAAAGCCTCGCTCTCGCTCGGGTGATTGATGTGCATGTGCGTCCCGGCAGGGAACGCGCGCGCGCCATCGCGGGCCAGCACCTCGGGCGACCAATAGCCGGACGAACCATGCCCGGGCGAGATGATCTTGATCAGGCCGCTCTTCGTCGCCTCGGCCGCCCATCGCTCGATTGCGGACTCCGCCGTCCGAATCTCTTCGGCCTTGTCGAATCGGATCGCGTTGTCCGATTTCTCGAACTTGCGCCGAAACGTCTTGCCCTGAATGCTGTAGGTGATCGCGCCGGGCGACCACGCAATCGGCTTCGGCGTTGCGCCGATTTCCGCGCTCAGCGCCTCGCAGACGCGCCGCTGGAACGCTAGATCGCGGACCGCCTTGTCCGAAACCTCGGCGGCCTCGGCTGCTAGCCGCTCGGCGATGCGCTCAACGTCTTCATCCGACTCGCCGGCCATGTCTCGCAGGTAATCGACGATCCGCTCGGCAAGGCCGATCAGCCGACGCCGCGTTTTCTGCGGATCGAAGCCGGGCATGGTTTGAGAGTAAGGAGTCCGAAACTCCAATGTCAACCACTATTGTTTCAGGCGGGTCAGCATCGCGCATCGGCAGCCGGGAAAGCGTAGCGGGCGCAAGTGGCCTGACGGGAAGGCCTGTTCGGTCTCAATCCACCCGGCGGACTGGTTGCGCTCGCACAGTTCCGAGACGCGCTCGTCGCCGACGGTTTGCCAGGCTTTCTCCATACGTAGGCCCGCCGCTTCGAGTTCGCGCAACGTGCGCAATTGCTGTTCCTCGAAGGCATTGCCCATCTCGGTGACGGCGATCAGATCGGCGCGGTCGCGGATGTGCTCTTGCGGCTTGCGCGTGGTGAACTCAGCGAACCGCTCCCGCAATTTCTGGGCGATTGCCGGCCAACCTTCGCCGGCGTCCGTCGCGTCCACGATGATCTTGCGGACTTGATCGCGCGTCGATTCGGAGACCCGGCGGATCATCGTCGCCGCCTGTTCGCGCAAGAACGCGATGGTCTCGGGCGTCTCGACCATGTCGAGCGCGACGCCGACGAGAAGCTGAGCGGGCAGAGATGCGAGCGTCGAATTGCGCCCTTCGCGCATGGCGCGCAAGGCCGCCTGGACGAACACCTCGCTCAGTTCCGCTTCGAGCGTCGCCAGTTCTTCGTCGATTGCGCGCTGAATGTCCGCATCGCTGAAGCTCTCGGCGGCGAATCCACGCAGCGGCGCGATCTCGCCGAGGCGCGCAACCAGACGCTCGCCCCACTGGCGAAAGGCCCGCCGCCACGCCGCCCTCAGCGCGCGAATCTCCGCAGCCAAGATTGCCTGCCGGTCGATCCACTGCGCGGATTCGCTCAGCGTCCTTGCGATTCCGACCGCCATGTCTGAATTTCGCGCAGCAGGCGCGCGACGAGCCGCGCGGACTCAGGCTCGATGCCCGGCAACGGCCCGTCAAGGCCGGTCGCCGCGTCGAGAATCTGCCAGGCGTCGGCGTAGCCGGCGGCGTTCAGCAGCGCGCCGCGAGCCTCGCGTTCCGCGCCGGCCAACTCCGGAGCGAGCGGGGCGGACAGCGCGCGCGCAAGTGCCTCGACGGCCTCGCGCGGCTGGTGCTCCATGATCGGCGGCCACTCGATCGAGACGAGCGAAAGGCCGTCTTCGAGAGCGCGTCCGGCCATCGCGCGGAGAGCCCACGAGCAGACCTCGTGGTAGAGGTCGCCCCACGCTTGCTGCTCGGCGCGGAACGCGATCTCCATCGGGCGATTGAGCGCTTGCGCCGTCGCGAGCGAGCCTTGCTCGGCGTCGCCGCTCAGGATGTGGTCCGGCACGCCGAGCGCCGCCGCGATCTGTAGGCGGTAGGCCTTCGCGTCCTGCACGCTGATCGCCGCGCCGGTCGCCTTCAGGGGTTCGATCTTCCAATCTCCGCCGGCCACAAAGACGCCGCCAGGCCTGCCAGCGTCCGCTTCGATCTGCGCCTTCGCGGCGGCGATCTGATCTGGCGTCGCCCTCGGGTTCGTCAACTGCGCGGCGTGCTTCGAGAGCGCGGCGACGAAGGCCCGCCAGTCGCTCAAGAACGTGGTGTGCGCCATCGCCCAATCCATCGCCGCGTAGACGATGGGCAGCCCGAAAGGCCAGTGGGAATAACCGCCGACGCGCCGGTGCCGGATCGGCACGTTCCAGACGACCGGCTTGCCTTCGATGGTCTTGGGCGCGTTCGACGCCCGCCCGCCGCGCGCTGCTCGCCACAGCGCAAGCGAGGGATGGTATTCGACCGTCTCGGCTGCCGTGTTCACGCCGCCGGGTCGCTGGGGGTCGAAGCTCTCGACGTTGCGCCGGCGGCGGTAATACCACGGCTCGTCGGCATCGTTCGGATTTCGGATGATGTGGTCGATTTGCTCGAGGGGGATCAGCCGCACCTGCGGCACCCGTAGCGGCGCGCCGGTGTCGGTCGTCGCCGCCATCGCGACGAAGACGTTCCCCGTTACGTCGGCCTCGGTCTGCGCAGCCATGCGGCCGGCGTGGCCAGTGAGAGCGCGCTGATTGCGCTCGTCGTCGAGGAAGGCGTCTAGGCGCTCTTGATCGCCGTCGCTAACGGCCTTGATCGTGACGCCCTGCCCAAACACGAACAGCGCTCGGAGGTTGAGACCGCGAATCGTGAGCGGGTTCTTGATCGCGGCGGCGCGCGCCTCCGCAACAATGTCGCCGAGGGCTTCGCGAGAGAACGAACTCTCGCCGGAGGCCGTGAGTTGCCGCCAGCCGCTACGGGTCTTGAGCGCTCGCTGCTCGAGGTCGGCGATGGTCGCCTCGGCCTTGTACAGCGACGAGCGGAACTCGCGAATCAGGTCGTCATCGCCCGTCAGTCGGCGGGCAAGCTTCTTCAGCGGCGACGGCGCGGCCATGCTCAGAGCATAGCGCTAAATCGGACTGATCGGTGC